GGAAGTCATCAAATACGTCTGGCGACACACTCACAAAAACGGCGTCGAAGACCTGCGCAAGGCGCGCTGGTTTTTAGACTTGCTTATTGAGGGAGCAGAAAATGGCAAATGATCTGAACGATGCGTGGCGCTACCGCCATTCCAAAATGATTGCGGCGCCTGCGGAGCGGGCGGAGCGTATGCGCGCGCCCAACGTCGATTTCGGCGGTCAGTTCGAGGATGACCCGCGCGCGGCGCGCGAGGGTACAAAGTTGAGTCTAGTGACGCAGCAGCGGCTGCTCGCTCTCGCCATCGCCAAGACGACTAGACGATGACCGCGAGGTAATTACCTGGACGTCATCGACGTCCGCAAACAGATCAGCGGCGCGGCGGGCAAAATCCTCCGCGTCGTTTTTCGTTTTAAACTCGCTGGCAATAAATGCGTCAGAATCAGCAAACGTGATCGTGACGTCCCAACAATCATCCTCGTCGTACACGCTTACCGATATCATAAAATTCTCCCTTCCGTTTGACCATAACGCCACACACAAAAGGGAAAAAAAAGGGGGTAAAAATATCGGTATTTTTACCCCCCTATTACAAAAGAATTTCTAATCTTGACGCATATCGGGGATAAATTTTCCAACGATAGCAAAGTAATTGTCATATTCTTCTAAAGCGGCGTCCAACATGGCAGCCGTCACGTGATAATTGCTTGATCCAAACTCGTCATTTTTTAGCGATCTATTCCAATGCCGGTAAATGCCTTCGGTTTCTGGATGATCTGTTTTTCGTCCGAAAAGCATATCCGTGTCAGCGACGAGGCCACGTGTGGGGTAGTAAACCCGTTCGCGTTTGTCATACTCAACTTGGTCAACTTCTAAACTGCCCATATCCACCGCGTGTCGAAGGGTGTCTTTTAATTTTTGCTCTGAACAAAGTTTCGCCGCGACCAATTCAGATCGCATTGTTGGGCGGTCTTCAAGGTAATAATTAACCATCAAAAAATGGTGAATGAGAACACGGTGTAAATCGTTGAACCACCATTTGAGATATGAAATTTCGTGTTGGCTTATTTTCCAAAAATGTAACCGAGCTTTTAAGTAGGCGCCTTGCCACTTGCGAAATGTTTGAGCTTCTTCAATCTTGCCGTTCTGCCGCACTGACCGGGAGACAGGCTCAAAATTGCTGCGCTCTTCACTGTTTTTCGATTTTTCGAGAAACGGGGTTAAGGAAAAAACTTCCCATTTTTTTCCATTCCTAGGCGCTTTATTTTGTCGTCTCGCTACGCGCGTCGCCAAACCAAACATCTCAACCATTTTATTATTGTCTGTCATTGATTGTCTCCCTTTCAAATATCAAACGCTGCGGTCATCTTGTCTGCCAGCGTCTTGTCGCGCCGTGGGTCAGACAACCAATGTGCGTACTGCTTCCGCGTAAAATCGATAGACGTGTGTCCGAGAAACTGCGTGATTTGCGCATCGGTGTAGTCCGTTTCGAAAAGTAAAACAGATGCGTAGAAGTGGCGCAAATCGTGCCAGCGGATCGGTTCGATGCCTGCGGCAACGCAAGCCGGGTGCAGACCGCGCTTCCGCCAGTTGTTCACGTCGGCCATGTTTCCGGCAAGCGTTGGAAATACCAGCCCGCGCGTCCGCTGCTCCAGCGGTTGGGCCAGCTTCCACTCTTTGAGATCCTGCACCAGCGGCGCCGGCAACGGGATTGACCGGACGCCCGCTTTTGTTTTGACGGACCCTAGCGCGCCCGATTTGTCCCGCGCCTGAGTCACATGATAAACGGCGCCGTCTAAATCCAAGTTATCCCAGCCGCAGGCTATCTGCTCGCCAGCGCGGACTCCGGTATAGCCAGCGAACTTGATGCGCAACGCATAGTCACCAGCGTTCGCGATAATCGCCGCAATGTCCTCGCGGCTGATCCGGGGCGGCGCCTTGTGTTCGATCTTGCGCTTTGGGAGATCGACCTCGCGGCACGGGTTGGCCCGCGCCCACTTGCGCTTGACTGAATACTTCAGAAGCTGGCGCAACGTATCGTATCGCTGAAGGCCGGTCGCGTGGGCCTGCCGGAACAGGGCGGGGACAACGCGCTCTTCGATGTAGCCCGCGTCGATATCAATAATCTTATGCAAGCGCAGCCCCGGAACATTATCCAACAAAAATTGGATGTTGCGCCGATGCGTCACCAAGCGGTCTTCCGACAAATCGCCAGCCTTGTACTTCGCGTTGAGTAAAGACTGAAACGCTTTCTTTGCATCGCCAAAATTTGGGTTCGACGTGCGCGGAATATAAACGCCGTTCTGCTTGTCGGCGTAGGCTTGGTCGCGAGCGTGGATAGCCTCTTCCATCGTGTAGTGCGTTTCGCGCCCCCCGCCGATATCGCGCAGGTCCAGAATGAACTTGCCATCGCGGCGCGTGATTTTGTCTGATTTCTTCATGTCTCTCTCCTATCGGCAGCGGTGCTGACGGCACCGCTCGCGGTAGCCGTCCACAGCCTCGTCAAAATTTTGGAAGTAATCGCCCGACAGCGCGAGGCCGTCGTCGCGTAGGTACCAGGTGGCAAACGGCGTGTAGCTGTTGCCGGTTTTGCACAGCGCAATCTTGGCCTTGTCGCGTCGAACCGGGCGAGCGTCGATGATGTCGTAGTTCATGTTTTCTCTCCTTAATGCCGGGGCCGAAGCCCCGGCGGGTTGATCAAAGCAATGTGCGGATGTTGTGGGGGATGGACGGGTCGTCTTCCGAGCAAGCGCCCGAGCGAATGGAGGATGCGTACATATGAGCGTCTCTCTCTTCGGCCTCAAACGCCGCTGAACCGTAAGTGCTGCGCCAATAAACCCAGCGCGCCTCGTCGATTGATCCAAAAGCCCGCACCTTACGAGCGGTAGCTTCGGCGGCTTCTTGACTATCAAAATGATGACAGAGCAAAAAATTATGACCGGCTGCGGTACTAGCGCAGACCGCGTAATGTCCGTTGCCTTGAGTATCTACTGCACCAGCGTCGATGATCGGTGTGCGTTCCATGTGGTCTCTCTCCTCAATCTGCGGATGCCCAGTCCGTGGGTCATCCTTCGTCATTACATATAGTAACATTTTGTTACGTTACAAGGTCAAAAAATAACTTTCTGACCTACGGATTATGTTGAGGGATTTTTTTTTGGCACTAGAACGCGAAAAACCCCCCGATTTTAAAATCGAGGGGTTCTAAAAACACGGCTAAGTGTTTGATTTTAAATGGCGCGCCCGGAGGGATTCGAACCCCCGACCTGCGGATTAGAAGAGCGTCCAACGCTCAAAAAATACCAAATAAAATCAGGTTCTTAGCGCGTAAACCTCAATTCCAAAATCAGGAATCGTTCTACTATGGGAAAATTGAACACGCAATGAGAAAATCTTACATCAAATTTTTGGCAGTGGGTCGTTCAACTCCGTGGGTCGCTTTCGATGGGAGTGAAAATTGTGATCGGTAATGAACACCTCGCGCGTGTCGATGTTGACGTAGACGAACTGAACGCCGAGATCTTTCTGCAACTGTGAGCGAACGCGATGAATACGGGCAGATTTATTGCGGCCGGGGTTCACCCTGCCCGCGTCCTTTTTTACCTGGATAAGGTGCATGCCGTCTTCATTGACAACGACGAGATCGATAGGGCTGCTGCCCTGCGCGGCTGGGAACACCCAGTAACCCTGCCGCATAAAATGCTCGGCGCAAATTAACTCACACACATCGCCGTCAATATGACGCTTGTCAGGCATACTCGCCGGTGCGAATGCGCTCGGCGATGCGGTCAGCCCGCTTGCCGACTTGATCGGCCCACCGGCTGTCAAGCGCCTGCGTTGCGGCGCCCTCGTAATCTTCCGCCATCAGCGCGTTAATCATGCGTTTAAACTTCGCAAGATTGCCGGCGCCCATATTGAAACACATTTCGATCAGCGCCTCGCGGCGTACTTGGTTGAGAAGCGACCAGATGTTATCCCCTACCACCCGCCGCGCCAGGGCTTCAAACTTGACCAGATCGTTGGCGAGCAGGTCTTCGGCCTCCTCTTCCGTAATCCCCGTCCCCGGCTCGTCGGGGTCCACACACCGGCCAAAGCCGATGGTAAGGCGTCCTGTGGGGCAGCGGTACGCTGTCGCGCTGAACCCTTCGTGCCGCTTTATGCTGTCGATCAGGTTTGCGCTGATCACTTCCCTACTCCCTTGGTGCGCTCCCAACTTCTGAGCGAACCCAGCCCGAGCATTCCGAGAAGGATCGGCATCATCTGGCTCATATCCAGCGTCGGCAGCGAGACGAGGTGGCCGGTCTGCGCTAGTACGAACGACGCCATCGGCTGGAGCAGATACGTCCACGCCAGCGATGCCGCGCAGGTCCATCCCGTCAGGGGGCGCCAAGACGATTGGAACCAGTTACCCTTCGCCTCCTCCTTGTTCACGTCAATCTGCGCGAGATCGACCTTGGCGAGGTGTTCCGTCAGGCTCGCCTTGATTGCGCGCTCCGCCTTCGCACGCTCTTCAGCGTTTTCCGGCAGGAACCGTCCGACGATGTCGGTGACGGCGGGAAGGATGGACGGGATCAGGGATTGGATCATGTGGCCTTTCTTTCACTAGATACTGGCGGATGGACGCCGTTATGGATTTTGTGCATTCGCGCCGCTTCGTCTTTCAGAAACGCGATGTCGGCTTGCATCGCGGCCATGTTCATATGGTCACGGCGTAGGTTCTCCGGGGACGACATCTTTGCCAAAATATCGATCCGCTGTTCCTGGGTTTCAGTCAGCGTGTGTAACTTGTCAAAACGCGCATCGAGCGAGCGCACAAGTTTCTGCAACTCTTTTGCGTCCTGACCGAGTTGCTTTATCTGAAACTTGGCCGCTGCCACGCCGCCAAATACGCTGGCAGCAACACCCAGCAAAGTGATGATAAGCCGCAGGTCTATCGCGCCGTCCACGCAGCCCTCTCCCCTGCCCCGGTTACGACCTGCCAATTTTCACCCAGCCAAACGATGCAGATAGCACCGTCCAAATTAGGCGGCGAAAACGTCAACATCCAAGTACCGGAACTGCTAATCGACAGCTTAACCAAGCCCTCTGAGGTAGTGCCGTATCCGCGCAGCCATTCCTTCGGCTCGATCATTTCGGCCTGATCTTTGCCAAAGCACCCCAGCTCGTGACCCTGCGCTGGACGCATAAAAAAAGCCGCCATAAAGGCGGCCAGCAGGGCAAGACATAAAAGCCTACTCATCGGGCCGTCGCATGCTTGAACGGCGTCTCGGCGAATTCTTCC